GGATCTCCATTAATATTCTTATAATATTAGAACGTTCTGACATAGCTGCATCATAGTCATCACGAAATCTTCTATTAAATTCTTTTTTTCTCTCGGCTGTAAAATTTTTTGTATATTCGTCAGATAGATCAGACATTAATAATAATTCCTTTTTGGTTTAGCTTCCTTTTGATCAACATAGTCTTCAGGGTGATCGATCAATCCACCTTGTCTAAATCTCATGATGGCTTGTGTTGTTGAATCGACCAAGTCATCATGATCGCCATATGGAAATGCTGCACATTCTTCTATGACTTCCTCAGCAAACTTTTGCTCTGGTGCCCATATCATACCACTTTCAAACAAAGGTGCAACTGCATTTACACGTGCGTGTTTATCATTACCTTTGGATGGTGAAAAGTTTACAACCGGTATGTCCATCTTTCTTAACTCATAGGTTAAAGGCAAACCACTAGCTTTTGCCTCAATAATGACTGTTTCAGGTTTCCAATACCCATATTGTTCAAGGGCTAATCTTCGTAACTCAGGGAACTCGTATCTGCCTTTGATAGCATCGAGAAGAATAAGATTAGCCCCTTCATCCTCACTAGGATACCAAATACCCCAAGTGGTGATTGCTGAATAATCTGCAGTTTCTTTTTTAAGAAACGCAGTATCATAAGATTGTATCACGTGTTGTAATTGTGGTATCTCTTCACCCGTATATTTACGCCACCACTCACGTTTTAATATTGCACCTTCTTCTGCTGTAGGGTTTTGCATCCATTGTGCATTCCATTTAGCAACAGGCAGGGTTGCTTTTACTTTTTCTAATTCATCTAACTTCCAATACTCAGGCCATACAGGTTTTTGGTCCTTTGATCCATGGTCCATGATTGCTGGAAATTCGACCACGTGCCATTGATCAGCCTTAGCCTCTGTTTGATTTTTAACCAACATACCCGTTAGATCTTTTGTACTCCATCTAGTCATAACCAAAACTATCTTACCACCAGGCTGCAAACGTTGACGAGGTCCTGATGTATACCATTCATAGGCTGATTCTAATGCGACCTTAGACATTGCATCTTGTTCAGAGTGTGGGTCGTCAATGATTAATAAATCTGCACCACGTCCAGTGATTGCACCACCAACACCAGCTGCAAAGTATTCACCCCCTTGTGCTGTCTCCCAACGTCCCGCTGCTTTGGAATCTTCTTGAAGTGTCGTCTTAAATATTTTTGCATAGTCTTCGCTATCAATTAGGTTCTTGGCTTTACGACCAAATCGTATTGCTAGTTCACCCGTGTGTGTTGCTTGTATGATCTTGAGCTTTGGCTCACGGCCCACCATCCAAGCCGGTAGTAAGTATGAGGCAAACTCCGACTTGGTGTGTCTCGGGGGCATGTTAATAATTAGCCGATTAATCTCACCCGTAGCTAATTTATTAAATTTGTCTGCAATGTGTCTATGATGGGATCCTTCTACAAAATCAGGCCATACACATTTAACAAAACTTAAAAAATCATTCTTAGCCTTATTCTGTATCTTTTTTTCAGCGTACATAACTTTAAGCTGCAAGAATTGTTTTCTAACATCTGAGGGTAACTTACTTATGTCTACTGTATCCAAATTCATTTAAAATTTTGCAAAATTTTTTTTAGGTCACTATATCGAACGAAAACGTTTTTACCAACCCTAACAATCTAAGTCTTAGCACATGTGCGCAGTATAAGTAACTTTTTTATAGAAAAAGGGGGGATGGGGGTCTTTTAATTTTTTGTTTTTGGCTTTTATTTAGGATCCCTTGATCAAGAACCACGCACCAAGAACCTTAATTTATTACTAATGATAATTTATGATTATCAATAGTAATCACAAAGAACAAAGAACCTTTTTAATCTCGTCATAACCTTGAGCCAATGCCCTTGATTTAAATCCCACTTTTGAAAGTTCACGAACCATTGACCCTTCAAAAAGTTTTGGGGATCTCGAACCTTGCCCCTTAACACAGATGAAGGTGTTTTTTGGGTGTCTAATGTGGAAGGCGATTTGATGAGGAGAAAAGGAAATCTTGTTACCTCTTGCAACTTTTAACTCTAATGTGAAAAAGGTAGAATTAACATTATAACCCAATAGATCAGCAACCCCAAGAATGACAGAATTTTCAATTCTAATCCAACTAATTTGATTAATATTCTTTTTGATTTCGTTATAAAATTTACTTTCATTCTTCATTAATATTTAAAGTAACATCTACATTTAAAGCTCTACAATTTCAAGTTGAAAACACTATATCTTGTGCCTGGAAACCGGTACCTACTATATCCAGGAGCTATAAAAAATAATCTAATATTTTCTTGATTGCTCTTTATTATCCTATAATATCCCAAATATATAAACTTAAAAAAGGAGAAAAATAAAATGACAAACAATAATTTGGAAGTAATAAAACAAGATAATAAAAAATTAAAATTAAATTATTTTGTTTGGGGTACGATTGATGGAGAGACAAAAAGTTTTTACTTAGAACCAAATCAATTAGATGGTTTTATGAAAAAACAAAATCTCTCAAAATCTACGATTGCACAAATTTATTCACTTAAACATTGTCAAGGTTTAGAACTTGCAAAAGGATTTACTATAGAGAGAAGATACTCATTTTGTTAGATCGAAACCCCCTCAAGGGGGTCTTGAGGTTAATCCTCAACTGATGAGATCAGAAACAAAAAAAGGAGAAGAAAATGGAATATTTAATAACTAACAATAAGGACATAAGAGATCATTTTGAAAAGGATTTCTTAAATGTTACAGATGCTAAAAATTGGATAACTAACCATTTAGATTTATCCAAAGAATGGACAATCACCAAAGCAACAAACAAAGCAAAAAAGAAATTAAACTTTGATTGTGCGATTAAACATATGAAGGAAACATTTAAAAAGGGTGACACAATTTATACTCAGTTGATTAAATCCACTCCTAATGGAACAACTTATATTCAATTGAGATATATTAAAGATAATCACCCATTTAATTGTACTTATCATTACTCAGTAATTATGGATCATAAACTTGATGAAAATAATTCTTATTCAATAAGACAATCTTTTGGCAATATGGATATGGGTTTTCACGCAGTTTATTCTTTATGTCGTAAAATTTGGGACGATGGTTATTATTGCCATCATAGATGGTTATAAGATCGAAACCCCCTCAAGGGGGTCTTGAGGTTAATCCTCAACTGATGAGATCAGAAACAAAAAAAGGAGAAGAAAAAAATGAAAAATGAAAACTATATATTATTTAAAGATACTCTTTCAGAGTTGATTAAAAATAATAAATATATCTGTACTTCAGACAATACTAATTATATGGAGATCACAGAGTTAAAAGACAATAAATTGTCAATATGTCCTCAAGGTGGGGGATTTGTTAAATCAATAGATATAAACAATCAAAGTTTCATTGATGATGTAAGAAATGAAAAAATAAAATTTACAAATTCATTTCCTATGAAATGGAAAAAAGTAAAATTATATTTTGATCATTGGGTTTTAGATGATGGAACAAATCATTATATTGAAGGATATGTAACTGACCATAAATGGAATGGTTGGTCAATGCCTATGGTTGAACTCGATCAAATTAAGAAATTTAATAAAATACAAAAAGCAACTAAGTATATGGATGATTTTGCTATTTTTAAAATTATTGATGATAAAAATATTTCAATAAAAGATTATGATGAAGATGAGATTACAATTATTGAAAGATCAGAATTTAATTGTAATGGAAAAACAATTAAAGCCTTTGATGTGTCTTTAGGTTGGATATGGTCAGAAGAAGAAATAAACCCAAAAAAGGAGAAATAAAAAATGAAAAAGTTATATTACACAAATGGAAAATTGGGATTTGATTTTGAAGATTTTTTTATAACAGATCCTTTTACTTCAACTTGTTGTAGATTTGATGTAGATCCTATTAAAGAATATGGATTAACAAAAAAACAAGTCAAAAGGTTTAACAAAATATTTACAAATAGAAATAGAAAGAAAGGGGGTAATTAAAATGGATAAATCAATTGATCTTAAACAAGACAAAGAAACCAAATATCTTTGTTCTTGGAATAATGGCGATATTATTCAAATTCATACAAATAAAACTTTATGGAATGAATATAAAGATACGAATTTATTTGATGATGATGAAGATATGTTGTTTGAAACTATCGGAAATGGTTTTGATAATTTTAAATTTAAAGATTATTTAAAACTATCTAGCAAAGATGAAGATTTCTTAAATGTAAATTTCATTTGCGATAATATGGAAATAACAAGAATAGCATAACAAAGAGGAGAAAATAATGAAAAAATATAAAATAATAATGTCTACAAGTTATGGACACGAAATATACATAGACGCAAAAAATAAAAATGATGCAATAAAACAAGCCAATAAATTAGATCAAGAGGAAATAGAAAAACAATCAAATAATAAATGGGATGTTGAAACTTTTCCTATGATTGTGGATGTTGAAGAGGATAAATAATAAACACAAGATGTTGTGTCCGAGCTTTTGGACACAACTCCAGGTAGTGTTGAAAAATAATGCTTGATTATATTAATTATAGGATTATAAATGATAGAAAAAACAAAAAAGGAGAAAGAAAATGTATAATAGAGAAAGAATAAAAGAAGTGATTGAAGAGTGTTTGCAATATTACACTATGGGAGATTGCACAACTGACAAGGAGGAAAAAAGAAATTTTGTTGAAAGTGTAATGTTGGAGTTGGATAATTCTAATACAATCTTAATAGGAGAGGAGAAAAAATGACTAAATTAACAAACAAAGAAAAAAGAAAACTTTATTTGATTGGTTATAAATCATTTAATAAAAATAGACCTACTCAAGATGAACACGATTTAAAGATGGTTAAAAAAATTAAAGAGTGTTCAAGAGATGGTAAAATTGCAGTTGGTGTAACTAGTCAATATTTTTATGATAGTTACGATTATAATGTTGAGGGTTATGATGATGAAAGAATTTATTATATTCCATCTCATTACACTGCTTACAGACACTTATACAAAGAAATTATGGATGGTGCTGATTGTCCAACTAGTGTGAGAATAATTGAGGAGGGAAGATGAAAAAACTATATGGATATAATTTAAAAGAAAAAAGAAAATTTGTAGTTGATATAGAGGATATTTGCGATTGTATAAATATGGATTATGGATTTTCAGATGATTATTTTGTTTATGTAAGTGAGCAAGATAGAGATTTACATTTTAATCAAAATACAAAGGAGAAAAAATGACTAAACAATTATACAGAGTAGAAAGAGAACGAGTTGTAACTGATTGGTGGTATGTTGAAGCTAATAATGAAAAGGAGGCAAAAACTAAAGCCTTTAATTCAGAAATAGATGACTCGGATTATGGTGACGATATAAAAGTAACAATAAATAAAGTTGAGGAGGAAAAATAAAATGTACGAAGAAATACCAATGAAAGAAAGTAGAATAAAAAATATGAGTATTTTCGATTTATATGATTGGATCGAATACAATACAGATCAAAACTATCACACAGAAAACATTGTTATAATTGCAATGAGATTTGGAGATGATGAAGATATTGAAAATGCAAAATATGTGATGAAAAGACATAATCAAGAAACACATATGACTCAAGATCTTAAGAAGTTTAGAGATTATATTTTTGAAAAGGTTATGTCTAAATTAGATTATAAGGCGAGAGGTTACATTAAAAAAAGACTATGAAAAAAAATTTACCGACTCAAGATAGTGTAAAAAGGCTTATGGAACAGACTTTGAGAAATATCTTGAGTTGTGTAGGTGGAGTGTACTATAATAAATATAAGTTAAGGTTAGAAAGAAAGAAAAAAAGAAAGGAAATAAAATGATAGACTATAATTTAATCTTGTATATTGGTCTGTTCTTACTGATATTTGGATTTATCTTGTTTTTGGTGTCAGAGCTTAGAATCAGACAGATAGATAAGGAATTGTTTAGACAAAAACAATTACATAAATCATTTGTGAAAGCTAAAAAGGAGGGAAGATGAAAGAGTATATAGTTGATATTAAAGGTGTAGTTATTTCAGAAGATGAGTGGAAAGATACCACAATTACAATTACTAGAAATGGAATATCAGATACTTTAGAGTTTAATAAATCAGATATAGTTGAAACGAAAGAAAGTGAGGAGTAATGAAAATAGATCATAAGAAAGTAGAAAAATTAAAATCTTTTAATGGTGTTAAATTAAGAGGAAACGAAACCTTTGATGAGTTACTTGCTATCGAAAAAAAGAATATGTTGAAAGGCACGATTATTTGTAAGGCTAAAAAGTGTAATAATTATTTATATAAAAATCAAAGCCAAATTAATTCAGAGTATTGTTCGGAGTGTGTGTAATGCAAGATAAAAACGAAATGATTAATTTAATTGGATCTAAAACAAACGAACCAATCAATAAAAAATTAAGTTTACAAATTTTAGGTATTCTTTGTGAGAACAGAAAATCAATAGGAGTATTTAAAAATATGCTTGTTTCTGATCTAAGAAATAAAATAGTTGAAATGAAAGAATTTAATTTAGGAGAAACAAGAGATAAACAAGATTTAAATATTAGGATTGAGTTATATAAACTTAAAAATAAGGGTTATGTAAATTTTGAAAATTATAAAAAGGATAGATACTCAGTTAAATCAAATTTAAAAGGATTAGAATATTGTAAAAGTTTAGCGATAAATCAATTAATTGACGAGGGTATAACGAAAGACCAACTTAAAAATGTAGAGATAGTTGAAGACGATGAATTATGGGTAGGTGTAACATATTAATGAGAAATTGTGAAAATTGTAATCTCTGTTGTAAGTTACCGGAAATACCATCAATAGATAAAAAATCTTACTCTTGGTGTAAAAATTGTGAAATTGGTGTTGGTTGCAATATTTATAACAACAAACCAAAAAAATGTAATGAATTTACTTGTGCTTATTTAGAATCTTTTACTGATTTAAAACCTAATAAAGTTGGTTTTATGATTTTTCCTCAAAACGAAATGTCTTACGAACATAAAGTTTTTACGGTGTATTGTGAGGAGTTCAAATTACAAAATTTTATAAAAAATATTAAAAAAGATTGGAAAATGCAAAGAATGATAAAAAATAAATGGGCGTTCCACATTCGTTACAATCAAGATGATGATAAATTAGCGATATACGATCCCAATGCATTTGATGATAAATTAATTTTTATAAGTAGAAAGGAGGTTAAAAATGGCAGAAAATAAAATTTTTACAGATGCTGAAATTTTAAAAGCATTAAATAATATTAAAGAAATTGTTGAGTCACAAAGAGAATTAAATAAAATTATCGATAAAAGACTTCAAGCCTTAGAAAAATTTGCTTTGGGAACAAAGTAAAGTTATTAGGGGGTGTTTCGCTCCTACACCCCTAATAATCCCTAATATATCCTGGAGGTAAAATTAATTTTTCTTCTTTATTTGGTTTCAAAACGACTCGTAGTGAAGAGTCTAATGGGTTATTACTTTGATGTACCTCTATCCTCTTAATTTCTTCTAAATAACCTTTTTTAGTCATAATGTAAATTTTAGCATCACTAACTGCATTACCTCTACGACCATTCTGACCTTCAGTAAATTTTTCTAAATATTCTTGTAAATGCTTGACGTACATAATTATTTGTTTCTAAAAATTACTATCATTAATGGTTTAATGTAACCTATTTTAGTTGGATCGTCTTCAGTTCCATCATCATGACCAAACCTAAAACCTTTTACCGGTTTTCTTAAAAATCTAACCTCACAATTAGGGTTATGATATATCCACTCATGAAAATATTTAGTGTGTGTTGAAGATGGAAGAAGAAAAACACCAATAAAATTTTTAGTGTGGTAGGCTTTTTCTACAAATTTTCCTATTTTGCCATCAAATAAAGGGTGTATGTATGCAACCTCACCAGACCAATCTTTAGTTAAGCAATCATCATCAATAGTGTAATATCTAGGCAATAAATGGTTGCTGTGTGATGCGCAGCAATCGATTGTAAAATTAAATTCTTTAGTTAAATCCTGCCAAATATCTTTTGGTGTTCTTAAATATTTCATTATTTTAGAACATTGAAAACTTAAATTAGTTTTGTCGTGTTTTAGTTCTTCTTTAGTTTTCATTTTTTGTTAATTATATCTGTAAGCTCAGCAATTATTTCTTTGTAACCATCTATTAAATTTTGTAGTTGAATAACTTCAGATTTATATTTATTTAATTCAAAAATTTCTTGTTTTTGCATTTTTACTAAGGTCTTATATCCCTCTAAAACATCGTCTTTCATATGTTGACTTTATATGTAAGTTACCCTAAAAAGTCAACTATGGGCGTTCCTAAGAGATTAACAGAGATGCAACAAAGATTTGCTGAATTTTTAGTGTTTGGAGATGAGAATGGTCCGATGACTAAAACAGAGGCGGCTCTCAAGGCAGGTTATTCTCCAAAAAGAGCAAGGCAAGAAGGATCTGAGCTTACTAACCCTAAATTGTCACCACTTGTAGTGAAACACATAGGTGAGTTGAAAGAAGAAAGATTAAAAAAACACGAAGTCACTTATGATGGACATATTTCTGAACTAGCGAGATTACGAGAGGCAGCACTCAAGAAAGGATCTTTTTCATCGGCAGTTAATGCAGAAACAAATCGTGGTAAAGCCGCCGGTTTATATATCGATAGAAAAATAATTAAAACAGGTAAGTTAGAGGATATGTCAGAGCAAGAGTTAGAGGCAAAGATGAAACAAATTTTAGATGACTATTCACAGATAATAGATGTAACACCAACTAAATCTTCTGAATCTTCTTCACCCAAGCTCGTGGGATCATCGTCCGATCCCCAAAAGTAATCCCATCTTCATCTTGATCATAAGATGCAAACAACTTTATAGATTTATTATCTTTGGAGTATAACCAACCTTCATTTACCGGTCTTGCTAATTTCATTTTATCGAACTCTTTTTCAGTAGCCCAGCCAGAGTCACTGACACAATCAATCCACTCCACTCTGACTTTAGGAAAAGGTATATCGGGAGAGCTATCAGATGTTC